GAGCTTTTTGTGTGAAAACAAGAGCTCCATTTTTATATGAATAAAATTCCTCTGTCATCATAGACAGAAGCTCCTGTATTATTTCCACAGCGGATCGCACGGTCAAGTCCCATAATAGTGGCGACGGCTCCGTCGATTTTCTCTGTGGATTTTTCTTTGTCAGCTTTTATATTGCCTGCCGGGTCAGTGCGGATATAGATATTATCCATCATCCAACGGAGTACCGGATGACCGCCGTGGGCCAGCTTTTGCTCCAGCGTTAGCTTCATAAGTTCCTTTGTTGATGGGGACATATCCTTAAATCCCTGGCCGAATGGAACAACAGTAAAGCCCATGCCTTCGAGGTTTTGTACCATCTGGACGGCCCCCCAGCGGTCAAAGACAATCTCCCTAATATTGAATCGTTCTCCAAGACGCTCGATGAATTTTTCAATGTAACCGTAGTGGACGACATTTCCCTCAGTAGTTTCCAGAAAGCCTTGTCGTTCCCAGACATCATAAGGGACATGGTCTCGCCTTACTCGAAGCTCCAGCGTATCTTCCGGTATCCAGAAGTACGGTAAGATGCAGAACTTGTCATCCTCATCCAGCGGAGGAAATACTAGAACGAAGGCTGTAATATCCGTAGTTGAGGAAAGATCCAGACCACCATAGCAGACACGACCCTCTAAGGATTCTTCATCAACTTTGAAGGAGCAGGCATCCCATTTTTCCATTGGCATCCAACGGACTGCCTGTTTAACCCACTGGTTGAGTCTTAGTTGCCTAAAGGAATTCTCCTCACCGGGATTCTGTTTTGCAGATTCACAGGCAGCTTCGACTTTATCGATACCGACCGTGATTCCAAGAGAAGGATTGGCTTTCTTCCAGACCTCTGGGTCTGTCCAGTCATCGGTTTCGTCGGCACCATAGATGGCCGGATAGAAAGTTGGGTCGATTTTTCTTCCCTCCAAGATATCCTTGGACTTCTGGTGTGTTTCATAGCAGATGCTGTTGGTATCTGTTCCGGCGGTAGTAATAAGAAAGTAGAGTGGCTGCGTTCTGGCATCACCGGAGCCTTTGGTCATAACATCAAAGAGCTTTCGGTTAGGTTGAGTATGTAGCTCATCGAATACGACACCATGAATATTGAAACCATGCTTTGAGTAAGCCTCAGCGGACAATACCTGATAGAAACTGTTGGTCGGTTGGTAGACGATACGCTTCTGGGAAGCGAGAATTTTTACTCGTCTATTCAGTGCAGGGCACATACGCACCATATCGGCAGCAACATCAAATACGATGGTTGCCTGCTGGCGGTCAGCCGCACAGCCATAAACCTCAGCTCGTTCTTCGCCATCACCGCAGGTAAGGAGTAGGGCGACGGCAGCCGCAAGCTCAGACTTGCCCATTTTCTTAGGAATTTCTACATAGGCGGTATTAAACTGTCGATAGCCATTCGGTTTCAAAGTGCCAAAGATATCTCGTATAATCTGTTCTTGCCAATCGATAAGTTCAAAGGGCTTACCGGCCCATGTGCCTTTGGTGTGGCAGAGACATTCAATAAAATTGACTGCATAATCCGCCATCTGTTTGCTATAGGTGGAGTCCGTAGCCATGAAGCGTGTCGGTGTGTAGTTTTCAAGCTTACGCAAATGTATGCGCCTCCTTTCGCAGAAATAAAAATAGCCGCCTGGTGGCGACGTCTATAACGAGGAACAGCCCCCCATTTGGGACCGTCCTGCCTGATATTCTTTTCAGATGAGTTAGTTTAATTCGTTAAGCAGGATACAAAGTGCTAGGTTGGCCTCTTCACAGGTTGGTTCGATGTCCCAGCCTCTGTCGTAGTTGGCGATCCATTCACCATCCATCTTCAGGCTGAGCTTTGAAATCTTACCGCCGTTGATGCCATAGTCTTCACTAGGCTCTTCAAAATATTTGACCCAGTATTTTACACTTTTGTATTTGCCGTCTTTCTTCGGGATTCCGATGGTTCCTTCTTTCCACATGGCTTATGCCTCCTTTATCGTCATCTTGATTGCAGGGATAAGGGCGTGCTCGCCGGTCTTCCAATCGGTGTAGCGTGCCTTTACTGTGGTAAGGCCTGCTATGCTGATTCCGTGCTTCTCGAAGGCTGCAAGAGTTTCGATGAGACTTGAGAAGGTGGAACTGATTGTGAATTCTGTGATACCGTTTGCTTTCAAGGTCTGAGCGATTTCTTCAATGTCGTAATCCCAAATGACCTCGTTAAAGTCGATGAGCTCATTTCCGGTTTCCTTGCTGTTTCTGTAAGCCCAGAATAAAGTTCCGTTGATTCCAAGTTCCATAAGGCTCTTTGTGTTCTGCTCGATTGCTGCTTCAAATGTTCTGATTTCTTTCATGGTAGGTTCCTCCTAAAAATGTGTTTTTCTTTTGGTAGTACTATATATCACTCTAAAAGCACATAATAGCAAGTCAATTCGGGGCATATAGTACACAAATATTCATGGAGAAAACTGTGCATTTTAGTCGTTGATCGAAACTTTTCGGCAGCGGTCCACACCGTAGATTATGTTAAGTCCGGAGCCGTTGTCCCAATTTACCATGATGCTTCCGGTATCGTCGACACCGATGACAGTGCCACGTGTGCCTGATGGAGGCGCCTGCGCGTCGTCCATCTGGATTAGCTCAACACGTGTACCAGCAGGATAAAGGCGGCGCTGGCGAGTCACCTGTTCCTTACTTGGAAATAGCATGGCCTTCACCTCCTTTGAATGCGCTGTTGCCCGGAAGATATCTCATCAGGATTTTACGGTCTGTTTTGTAGTTGTCCCCGATGAATCCGAGGCGAAGAAGGAAGCAACGGAAAGCGTAGCGTTCGTTGTCTACTGGTTTTTCCGTGGCGCTGATTCGTTTTTGATCCTTGCTCATTTTGCAAAGGGCAGCAATCAGTGTGCTGTAGGCATGGACTTCATCTGGCTCAGGAAGTTCTGAAAACCAAGGAAAGGAAATGCTGTCTTCATTCAGTTCAAAGCGTAGGTCATCAATGTGCAGGGCATGTTTGATGAGAAATCCTTTGGCATCTAGAAGGTTGGTTAGGTTTTCAACATTGACCTTGTCCAGCGGAATGGTAATGTTAAGTTCAGTATCTTCTGTAGAAGTTGCTTTAGCATCTGGTTCTGCCATCGGGTTAAGATCTATTTCTTTCGGTTGGTAGCCGCCTGCATCCAAGAGAGCAAGCAGTTCGTCAAATTCAGTTTGGCTCATGGTGTCCGGGCCTTCGATGTTTCCTTCTCGTGTCAGGAGAAGGTCCCCGATCTGATAGGCGTAGGAAGGAGCTCTCAGGTATTGAGGCTTTGTGTTTTTGTACTCGCCAAGCAAGGTGGCCAGCGGCTTTCTTTCGGTTTCGTTTAAAATAATGTTCATGTAGGTGTCCTCCTTTGTTTTGGTAGTACATATATCACTCTAAAAGCACATAATAGCAAGCGATATCGGAGAAAAACATCGACAAATATGTGCCTTTCGGATTGTGTACATTACCGACTTACAAAAGAGTGGCATCCTCAGCTGCCGGAGCAATTTCTTCGTAGGAATAGGTTAAGCTATCACGGATGACGGAGACTTTCTCAGAGGAACCAACCTGTTCAAGGTAACGTTTTACGATAACATCGCAGAATTTCTCATCCAGTTCAACGGTGTAGCAGATACGACCTGTCTGTTCACATGCGATGAGTGTGCTGCCGGAACCACCAAACGGATCGAGGACCAGAGAGTTGGACATGCTGGAATTCATAATCGGATAGGCCAGAAGCGGAATAGGTTTCATTGTAGGATGATCACCGTTCTTTTTAGGCTTATCAAATTCCCAGATTGTCGTTTCTTTTCGTCCGGTATACCATTGATGCTTGCCAGATTTCTTCCAGCCAAAGAGGCAGGGCTCATGCATCCACTGGTAAGGGCTGCGTCCGAGGACTAGCGATTGTTTCTTCCAGATGCAGCAGCCGGAAAGGTAAAAGCCAGCATCGGCAAAGGCTCTGCGGAAGTTAAGGCCCTCGGTATCTGCATGGAAGACATAGATTGAAGCGTCATCCGCCATAGATTCGTACATACGAGTGTAGGCATCGAGCAAGAATTGATAGAAAGCATCGTTTTCCATATTGTCGTTCTTAATCTTACCAGC